GTACTCGGACCGTGCCCGCGTCGTGTACACGGATGGCTCGCTCTGCGGCAGCGGCGCTTACCGCGGCGACAATGGTGTGCGCCCCGCTTGTGCAATCTCCTCCTCTGCCCTTGTATCTGACAGTCCTGACACAGATGGAGCTTATACCCTTATCTGGAACTCTGCTCCAAAGATCACGACCGATACAGGCATTGGCGAGAAGAACAGTCCGTTCTCAATCAGCTACAAGGTAGTAGATGCTGATGGAGATGCAGTAACTACAACAGTAAAGCTCGACAGCAGCACAGTCGCAACGCACAATCCGACAGACCAGACGAAAACATACACATACGATGTGACGGCTACGGCACTAAAAGCCCTTGCACTGGGAGCTCACACATTCACGATCACGGCAACGGATGCGATGAAAAACACGTCAACAGTCACGATCAACTGGACTAAGACAGAATCGCCGATCACTGTATCGGGTACAGATACCGACCTTGGAAACGTATGGCAGACACCATCGTATAAGTACACGGTATCAGACCTTAACAGCAAGGCATCATCTGTGGTCGAGGCGATTGATGGCGAAACCACAAAAACCATTGAAAGCGTGGCTCTTGGAGAAGAACAGACAGTCGATTTCAGCTCTTTCGGGAATCTGACACCTGAACAGAAGCACACCCTTACCATCACGGCGAAGAACTCAGATGGTGCGACTGCAATCAGGACTATCAGATTCACCAGGCTTGCTGACAAGCTATGCTTCTACACTCAGCCGCTTACTACCGATGAGGCAGCAAAGAGGATAAATCTCATTCTTGACTACTCACCATCAGAGGCAGGATTAAAGGTCGAGGTCACGAATGATGCGAATGCGGTATCTCCTACATGGGAGGATGCTACAGAGGCATATAACGATGGCAGAGCTTATGAGTTTACCAACACACCGACAGAGGATTTCGGTGTCGCAGTCAAAGTAACCATCACAAAGACGGCTGGCACTGAAAGAGTTTACTGCAATTCTCTTGGATTCAGTTTTGCATAAGGAAGGAGGCTATATGCACATTATCACTCGCACACCTTTGTCAAGGGTGCATAAGCAGGCTACGATTGACAGCCTCGAGCAGGAAGTCACCGACACGGAGATCATGAACATGCGACAGGAACAGTCGATCACAGACAACGAGATGGCAATCAAAAAGCTTACCAACCAGGTAGGCTCCACAACCGCAGACACGAAGGAGGCATAAGACTATGGCTACTACAAAGCAGACAGAAACGAAGCACTCACCACTTTTTAAGAAGTACAGAGATCGCTACTACAGGGGCGGCTGTCGCAAGGACCAGCTTAGGGAGCTCGTAGAGCTCGAAGCTATCACAGCAGATGAGTATAAGGAGATCACGGGAGACAAGTACGAAGCTGAATCGTAAGGAGTAGCTTATGGGTATGTATGAGAGCGTGCTCCTCGATACTGTTGAAGCTATGGATAAAGTAGCTGAGGCCAATCGCCTGCTCTGGGGCGTGAACAGGAAACTACTCACACTCTTTGAGCAGACGCATGACCTGACAGATGAGGAGCTATCTAATTATAAAGCTGAACGTCTGATGCAGGAGGCAAAACGCGAACCTATAGAAAGAGAGGACTCCTCATGGAAGAACCAGTAACAAGACCGGAGTATGAAGAATACAAACAGAGAATCGAGGAGGAAGATGTCAGACAGAACCGACGTATCGAGCTCCTTGAAGAGCAGACAAAGCAGATAAACAATCTGACTGTCAGCGTCGAAAAGCTCGCTCAGAGCGTAAAGACAATGGCTGAGAGCCAGGAAGCCTACGGCAAGCGCCTTGAAACGCTTGAAGGACGTGACGGCGAGAAGTGGCGAAAGGTTGTCGGGGTTGTTCTTACCGCTGTTATTAGCGGTATTATCGGATATTTTCTCAAATTCTAACGAAGGAGTGATTTTATGATTAGCTGGAAAGTCAGAGCAAAGAATTGGGAGGGAATGGGACTGCTGAGGATGTCATGAAGAAGCTGAATGTGATGGTCGGAAAGGGCGATGACTGATATGAAGATGCTCAAAAAGGTTGTTATAGGGGTCATGACATACTGGATAATATTCGTGACTGTGATGATCGTGATTTTCTGTATCAAAAGTGCGGTTCCAGATACTTTGATACAATTTGGTCTCGGAGGCGGTGCGTTTGAACTGTTTATGACCGCTCTCATAGAGATGATCAAGTCGAAGGTTGAGACAAAGGAGGATATAGACAATGAATCAGAATACATACGAGATAGTGACTCTGATAGTGAGGCTGATAGTAGCGGTAGCGGTGACATATCTGATACCGCAGATATCAAAGAACCTCAAGGACAAGAAGATAGCGGATGCGGTACAGAAAGCGGTGTACGCAGCTCAGCAGACTCTGTGGAAAGAAGACGGACAAGAAAGAAAACAGTTCGCCGCAAAACTCGCAACGCAGACTCTTGAAAAAGCACATATCAAGATTACGGAAGAGCAGTTGTCATCTCTGATTGAAGCAGCGGTACAGGAGATGCACATTGCAAAGGGAGATTATACGAAGGAAACGGAGACCTCAGCAAAGAACGGAGGCAAATAATGTCTTACGATAGAAACAAGGTCATTAAGATAGCCACAAATGAAGTTGGTTATCTGGAAAAATCCAAGGCAGCTTATAAGAAGAATTCAGAGATTGTAGATCAGAAGACTGCTGGAGCAGGATTCGATAATTACACAAAGTATGGCCGTGATATGCACAAGATATATCCGTCAGTCATGGATTTTCCAGCACCATGGTGCGACTGCTTCGTGGATTGGTGTTTTTATAAAGCATACGGAATTTCAACCGCCAAGAGCTTATTGACCGGTAATTTCAACGATTACACGGTGGCTAGTGCTCAGATGTACGAGAAGCATAACGCTCTCGATAAAAAGCCGGAGGTTGGTTCCCAGATATTTTTCACGAAGAATGGTAAATCAAGTGGCTGTTATCATACCGGACTTGTAGCGGAAGTGATGAACGGCGGAAAGGCGGTAGTCACGATAGAGGGTAACACCTCAGCAACTGGCTCAAATATCGAGAGAAACGGCGGCTGTGTAGCCAAGAAGGTCAGAAATGTGACGAGCAATACTCTGTTCGGACATCCGAAATACGGAGATAAATCTTCGCTATCAAATAAGACCACGGCGAAGGCAACCAGCACGAAGATTACGAAAGCTGCTGCAGCTCAGAAATTTGACAAGAAGCTCGCCGGAACATACACGGTATCAGCATTAAAGACAGGCCTTTTATACGGACCTGGCACAAGTGACGGCAAGGAGTATGCTTCGATCCTCTCGGTTCCAAAAGGCAAGAAGGTAAACTGTTATGGGTATTACGGTTTCAGTGACAAGAAAGCGAAGTATCTGTATGTGGTCTATAATAGGAAGAATGGATTTGTGAAATCATCGTGCCTCAAAAAGGCATAAAGAATGCCTCGGAGTTTCGTTTCTCCGAGGTAAGCCCGACAGCATGGCTCAAATTTAAAAAACAGATAATATAAAAAGATGTGGACCGCGGGCCTTGTGCTTGCGGTCTTTTTTTATTGCTTAAAACTAAGGAACCTGAAAGCGTTGGGACACAACCACAACAGCCAATGATGTAAAAAGCAGACTACTGAAAAACTTTACAATATGCAAAAAGATACCACTCGATGATATATCGGGTGGTATTTTTTATTTTACTGAAAAGGTCCAGTGAATCTCTATGTGGTCGGGAAAGACCACAATATCTTCTATCAGTGACCTGAGAAGTTCCCTCTGCTCTTGCAGGGAGCCATTCTGAATGATTTCATCGAATGACCCTAATAGCTCTATAGCTTCATCTCTCGAAACGCTCTGAGGGGCCTTCCTCTTCGTTTCTGACAGGACTTTTTCTAGCTTCTTCTTTTCTTTTTGGATTGCCTCTGACTTTTTCTTCACCAGATCGATGTCAATGGTCCCGATCTGATACAGATCGATGATCTTTTCTTCCTGTTTCTCTAACTCTTTGATGTGCTGCCTGACCTCTTTTGTACTGTCATCTGATGGTGTGGCCGGATCCACAATCCTTAGCTCATTCTCTTTCAGCTTCTTGATCTCACCGATGACAGCATCCTCCATCTCAGCCATTTCGTATTTAACGTTGTTACACTCACCTTTTGACATTTTTTTATTCTGACCGATCTGGGTGTAACAGACGTATTTCCTGTAGTGTTTCCCATTAGGGCGTGTCCATGATTTGAGGAAGTATCGGCCACCGCATAGGCCACAATGGAGCATTCCAGTGAGTAAGTGCTGGCCCTTGAATCTCTCTGCAAGCGATGACGGGACTGATTTCCGGTATCGTTCGAGCTTCCGCTGGGTCTTATCAAACAGTTCTTTTGATATGATTGGCTCATGGATGCCTGGATAATATTTACCACCAAATGATACACAGCCAATGTAGACGGGGTCTGAAAGCATATTGGTGATCGTTGATGTGGCCGTCCATGTGCCGTACCGTGTCTTATACCGTTCATGCATATATGTCCGTATGGCCGTAAAAGTCATAGGCTTGCCGTCAAGACCGTTATTGAACAGGTCAAATACCTTCCGGACCTGCATGGCCTCATACTCATCGATCTGTAAGGTATGCTTGTCATCTCCATCGGCCCTGGTATAGGTATAGCCGATAGGCGGACATGATCCGCCTGAATAATATCCGGCTTTTGCACGTCCGAGCCGTCCCATGTTCATCCTTTCCGTGATCTGATCACGCTCTAATTGCGCAAACACCGAGAGGATCCCGATCATCGCTTTGCCAAAAGGCGTCTGAGTGTCGAAATTCTCACGCATGGAGACAAGACCTATTTCATTTTTATTAAAGACATCCTCTATCAGATAGAGGGTGTCTTTCTGTGACCTTGATAAGCGGTCGAGCTTGTAAATTAAGACTGCATCAAAGGATTTCTTTTCGCAGTCACGGATCAGCTTCTGTATTGACGGCCGTTCCAGCTTTGCACCGGAATAACCAGGGTCTGTGTAGACGGCCACCACCGTCCAGTCATGCGCCTTTGCATACAGTCTCAGCCGCTCCTCCTGTTCTCCAAGGGAATAGCCTTCAGCTGACTGTTCCTGTGTGGAAACCCTTGTGTAGAGTGCCACTGTCTTCATCTGATAACCTCATTCTGTCAGTTTTCTGATCCATCGGCGGACCGCATCCCGGCCGATGGTGTCATTTATGCCCCTGTAGAACCGGAACCAGCTGACTTTGTTTCCGGTTTCTTCCTTGTATCGAGCTCTTTTTGCAGATCGGCCAGGTGCTCAGCGTCTGTCTTGACGTGGGTATCTGTCTGACCGGCAGCAGGCTCTGATGAACCTGTCGGATTTTCCGACCGGTTCAATAGCTGTTCCTTGATCTCATCGAGATATTCACAGATTGCGTTCTGGTGTTCCTGGTTCAGCTGACCATAGACCTCGACAAGGATCTTCGTCTCTTTTGGGAGATGATAGGATTCAATCACCTTGTTGAGAATATCTTCCGGCTCTTTCTTTTTCATTGGACCCTTACCAGATTTCAGCCATTCTTCATTTATGCCATATTTCTCACAAATAAGTGTGGCCATCTGAGGAGTTACACCATTATCACCATGTTCAATCTTTGAAATGGCAGCTCTTTGGACGCTCAAAACTTTGCCGAACTTTTCTTGAGTAAGACCACGATCTTTTCTGATTTTTTTTACACGTTCATTGATTGTCATCATATTTCATCCTTTCATTATCATTCTACCACGTCACATTTACTTTTACAATATAAATATTTCCAAAAGATACAAAAAGTATTTGACAAACATTCCGTAAAATATTATACTGTATCTATCAGGTACATAAATGTAACTGAAAGAGGGGTAGCAAACAGATGGATATACGACTAGAGGTGAGCAGATGGATAACACTGATAAAAAATTAACTGAGGCTATGGGCAAGCTTAATCCGGTTTACAAAAAGCTGTTTGTCAGGCTGGTGGAGCTGTTCCCGGACATGAATGAGGCTAACCAGTCATGGGTGCTGGCCACCGCGATCGGAATGGCTACGATGGCACACCGTGATGAGAAGAGAGAAGAGAAGGTGAGCGCATGATAAAAGTGGTTCATGTGATGGCTGATGGTGAGAGACGTGATTCCATCGAAGGTGTAGTAATTCCTGCCAGTAGTGATTACTACAGGGTAAAGGACCACATCATTAGAGAGATCCGAGAAAAAGAGGCCGACAGGCAGGCTTAAACCTACTGCATCATGGCCGGGAAGTATTGCAGGGGAATGCCTTCTATCAACAATTTGACTTTTACCTCCACATTTCCTGCAACAGTTCCGGGTTCTGATGTATAGGATCGGGATCCAGATGCCTCTTTTATGTGGCCTGGCCGTATCAGCGTAATTACTACTCGTGACATGGTTTGCAATTTCTCCGATTGTACATACTTTTCCACTTTTTTACTGATACGGTCTTATGTACCCGTCCGTGGATAGTTCGGCGGCGGTCTTTAAAACCGAGTACGTGGGTGCAACTCCCACCGGGTACTCTGGCCATACGATTGCTATGTATGGCTGCATCACAAACCCCTCTTTAAAAGAGGTCAGAACGTCCGATGGTTCGGAACCAGCTGAGACGCATTCAGCTGTGAGGGCGGTTCGATTCCCTTCGTTCTGATAGCTCCGCTCAGTGGAGCCATTTAATAACCTCATACGCACTGTCATCCGCACTATGGCAGTGCTCCGATGCTCCTGGTGGTGGGGGATGGTTCGATTCCATCCAGCGTCTTTTGTTCATGGACAATGATACATGATGACATCTTCGAAAGAGAGGTTTAACAATGATTATATGGATGACAATAGAATTCGCGGCATTAGGCGGGTTCCTGGTGTACTGGATTGTAAGCTCTACCATCATGGAGGACGAGATAGAGAGCAAACAGAACTACATCGACACGATGCGGAAGATCAGAGAAGTAGAGAGACGGTATCAGACTTCAGAAGACGAATCGGAAGAGAACTGGAGCGACTGAATGAAGAACAGAACGGTACTTAATATTCTGGCCGGCATTCTCGTAGGCACATTCGCTGCATTTATGATATGGCAGTGTAACAGGGCACCGGAAGCTGAAGCCAAGAACAATCCTACATCAGCTGAGGTATCTGAAACAGTGCTGACCCGTGAAGAGGCCGATGTGCTGGACGCGAGGAACGGTACAGGCCGATGGTCAATACCAATCGAAGCTACGCCTGATCACATCGATCAGGAAAAGATTGATGACGAGATAAGCAATAACTTCGACCTTATGTGCGATGTTGTCTTTGCTGAATCCGGTAATCAGGGTGAGCGCGGCATGAGACTGGTGGCCGATGTGATCATCAATCGTATGAGATGCGGTGAGGCCTTCAACGACACTCTGAATGGTGTATTGACGGCTCCTAATCAGTTCTCATGTGTGAGTGATGGCGGTGCTGCTAAATGGCATGGCCACACCAGAGATAAGGTAAGAAAAATCGTACAGGAAGAGCTTACTGATGTGACAGATCCAACAATATTCTACTTCAGAACTGGGCATTATACACCGTATGGCGTGGATGCCTACAAGTACGGAGATCATTATTTTTCCAGGAGAAAGTGACAAATGAATAATTTAGTTTACAGTAATGAGATTTTCCGAGCGATATGCACGGAATGGTTCAAATATACGGCCGAACAGCCTGTGAATGACAGGGGAGGCATTCTTCTAGAAGACTTCACCGAGATTTTTAACAGGGCCGACAGATTGTTTGATCCGAAACCAAAGAAACCTCTTATCGAGGATGGCACTGACGAGACAAAGAACAGTGATGAGCATGAGAAGGCAGCTGAGACCAAGATTGACGTACCTGAGAACGATGATGTCAAGACCATCGAGAGGGCTATCAAAGACGCTGATGATGTAAAGCCAAAGAAATGTTCCAGATGTGGTAAAGAGTTTACTCCTACATCCAACAGACAGCGTGTATGTCCTGACTGTAAGAAGGCCGAACAGAAAGCAGCTACTGCAAAGTACAAAGCCAAAAAGAAGCAGGTCGATGACCATGGTATCAGCCAGACTGTGAAGGACATCATCGCACTGGGAGATGACAATGAAGGCTGAAGGAAAAATAGTCTCTCTGGTCGGTTTCAGACAGAGTGATGGGTCCATTGCTTCCAGGATAGAGATAAATTTCTACCATGATCCGGCTGATGTAGAGCCTTTTATGGATAAGGATCTTGATGTGACCATCTCACGGCACTCAAATAAAAGAAGCCTGGATGCGAATGCTGCATTCTGGCACTGTATTTCAGTGATTGCCGGTTCTATCGGGACCACATCAGATGAAGTACATGATCTGATGCTGAGAAGGTACGGATGGTTCAGAAGTATGGGTGCCAATGATGACGCTATCGGTTCTCTGAAGACTGTCTATGATCTGGTAGATATTAAGGGCGACATTCCCGGCACTGACATGAAAGAAGTCAGATGCTATCCGGGAAGCCGGTTCTACAATTCAAAGCAGTTTTCAGTTCTGCTGGATGGCGTCATTCAGGAGATGCGGGAGATGGGTTTAGGATATGCAGCTCCTACATCTGAAGAAATGAAGAAAATACTCCAGGAGATAGAGGAGAGCGAAAAGAAGAATTGATGATGCAGCAGGCATAGGAAAGTGTAATTAGTATGGCTGATGAAAAAAAATCATTTGTAATATATGAGAGCTGGGCCACGATGCTTGCCAATATCCCTGAAGAGCAGGCCGGCCAGATCATCAAGGCTATATGCTGCAAGAAACTGGGTATCGAGTATGAGATCGAGGACCAGGTGGCAGCAGGCTTTTTCAAAATGATTGTCCCTCAACTCGATAAGGATGCTGAGAAGTATGCTGAGACTGTAGAAAAGCGTAAAGAAGCTATACATAAGAGATGGGACAAGGAACAAAAGAACAAAGATGAATTAGAAAATGATACAAGTGTTATACAAAACGATACAAATGAATTACAAATGAATACTGTATCTGATTCTGTATCTGTATCTGATTCTGATAATAATAAGATTCCTACGGAATCTATGAATGTCAACTATCAGGAGATAGTTGACTCATATCACGAGCTTTGCCCTGACCTGCCTAAGGTCACTAAGCTGAGTGATGCCAGGCGTAAAGCAATCCGCGCAAGGTTAAGGACTTACAGTGTTGAGGATTTGAAGAAAGCCTTCGCTATGGTGGAAGCATCTGATTTTCTTCGCGGTAAGAATGGCCGGAACTGGTCCGCTACCTTTGACTGGATCCTTAAAGACACCAATCTGGCTAAGATTCTCGATGGGAACTACAACAATCGCGACCGACCCGTTCAACGATCTGACATCACGGATGATCCGGTTGAGGCTCCTACATCTTCGCAGGAGGACATTGACCGGATCGCCAGGGCTATGCAGAAAAGAGGTGTGTACTGATGCAGGGCAAGTATATGACATCTGACAGCATCACCGATGCCATTATCAAGGCACGAATGACTTTTGTACAGTCAGATGGTTTATGGGACATCTACGAAGATACCGATGGTATCACGGCTGAAAAAGGCAGTATCTGGACCGTCCCAACTGAAATGGCGAAGAAACAGTCGCTTGAAGCTAAGATTTCTTTTGCCAGGGTTCCAATGGCTTATAGTTTGAAACGGCTGAAGGATGTGGATCCCGACTACTACAAGACTAATGTGACGCGAGAGCTGATGATCATTCAGGACTATGTCAGTGCTTTTAACAAGTATCTGAAATCCGGTCAGAGCCTGTATATATGGTCTCATATGCTGGGATCCGGCAAGACCATGACAGCGTGCGCTGTGGCCAATGAGCTGGTTGAGCGTGGTTTCGAGGTACTCTTTATGACGTCCGGCACGATGTTTCTGAAGATCCGGGATACTTTCAGCGAAAAATCAAAGATATCTACTGAGTCGCTAATGGACAGCTTCAAGAAGTGCGAGCTGCTTATCCTTGATGATCTGGGTAGCGAGAAAATGAGCTCATGGACTGATGAGACCATGTTTGAGGTCATCAATGCCAGGTATCTTGCACACAAACCGACGCTTTTCACATCCAACTGCAATGTGACAGAGCTCAATTACAACAAGAGGATTATTGACAGGATAAAAGCTGACTGCACCATTATTCACTGGCCCGAGGAAGGCGTCAGGAACTCTATCGGCGATATGAACAGACAAAGGCAGGACGAAGAATGGCAGCAGATGGAACTGAAAGGAGTGACAGCATGAGAACGGTGGATGCAGATTACATCACAGAGGAAATCGAGATCACGGCCGGAAACGATGACAAGATTGACGTTGAGGTGGCCAAAAAGATCATCGAGAAGGCCCCAACTGTGACCGGCGTAGAGTGGAAAGCTCTGGGTGATGGTGATGAGGTACCGGAAAAGACTCTTCTGCTCATCTCATTTGCAAATATTGCAGTCGTGATGACCGGATATGTCGAAGATGGTGTTTTTAAGACACCGGGCGGTGACATTTTCAAAGATTATGGCCTTGTGGTAAATGCCTGGTGTGTATGCCCTCAGGGATACGAAAGTGAGGATCTATGAATATTATCGTTGGTCTGATAATCGCATTGGTTTTCTCTGATCTGGCACTCATAGGCTCCATTGTGAGGATTGGAAATCTTGAAAGTGATGTGAGGGCGATGAAGTCATACACTGAGGCAGTGAGAAATGATGTGAACACTCTTGACAAGACCTACAAGGAATTCCGGGGGATTGCCAGTGGAGAAGTCAAAGCTATGAAAGAGATGGAGGATTCGTTCAAGACACTTATCCACTTTTTCTATGGTGATGTAGATGAAACAGAGCATAATTGATGGTGATTCCGCTGACAGATGCTTCCTTTGCGGGTGCAATCACCCGGCTCACGTCCATCATGTGCTGCATGGCTCACGACGGGCGATGGCTGACAGGTACGGGCTGACTGTTCACCTGTGCGTGAGATGTCATACAAGACTTCATGATCTGGGTGAGCACAATCTGGAATTAGAGCGGATAGGGCAGCAGGCGTTTGAGAAGAAATACGGGCATGAGAAATTCATGCAGATTTTTGGAAAGGATTATACAGGATGAAGGTTGTTTTGCTGAAAGAGAATGGTTATTGCGGGTACAGACCTAGGAGAGCTCATTTCAATGATGCCGGGATTGATTTCTTCGCTCCTAAGGATTATGTGGTGCCGGCGCATGGCTCCGTACTTATCGATCTGATGGTATGTGTAGAAATCCCTATCGGGTATTACGGAAAGATGGAATCAAAGAGCGGGTTGATGACTCAGCATGGTGTTGTTTGCGCTGGTGGTGTGATTGATGCAGGGTTTCGAGGTTCTATAAAGGTCAGAATGGAGAATCATTCAGATGTTGATTACCACTTTGACCAGGGCGACAAGGTAGTACAGATGGTGCTTATCCCGTGCCTGTTAGAGGATTGTGAAGTGGTTCCGGTGCTTAATGATTCCATAAGCGGACGTGGGGCCAGCGGTTGGGGGAGTACAGGAAAATGAGCAAGCGTGATCAGAAAGAAGAGGGCAGACGCGAGGGCATGTCGTATGCTGTGAGATTTCTTGAAAATCACAACGATGACGTTGAAGCCTTGAAAGCTGATGTGAAGGCAAGAGGTGCTTACAACATTCCCGTAGGTATGGATAAGGCAGATGTGGACGAATTCAGCGAGCGCGTGAAGAGGAGTATCCTTGATTCAGTGCTCGTGATGAGTCTCCTCGTACTCCACGATGAATTTGATTTCGGGACGAAGCGCCTGAACCAGTTCAAGGCCAGATTCAATGAGAAAGCCGACTGTCTTCAGGGCAATTACACTACTTGGGAAGATACGCTCGCTATCCTTCAGGATGAATGCGGTATGCAGCTCAGCATCCGGTGGAATGGTGAGGACCCGACAAAGGGAGACAAAGGAGAATAAACAATGAAAGACACATTTTGGGAGGAAATATGACCTTTGTTAAAGTGATGTTATTGCTGATATTGCTAACATTGATTTTGAAGTAAAAAAGGTATTCTACGAGGACGAGTACCAGAAGAATATCGGCAGGAAGGCAGCAGGCGAAAAGATATGAACGACATGAAAGCATGGCTAGTTGAAGACATAAATGAAGAGCACGCTACGATAGTGTTTGCTGTTTGCAAAGACAAGAAATAAAGCGAAATATTTAGCAACTCAGTATGATGAGGGCTTACAAGATTATCGCTACAATGAGGTGAGGGCTACCAGAATGCCGCAGTTGGATAAATATGCTGGTGATAAACCTTATGTGATGGATTTTGCCATTGATGAAGACAGACTGATCATGGTAAGAGATGCAGGCTTCAGATGCCTTGAACCTGAATACGAAGACTGCGAGAAATGCGTGGCTAAAGATTACTGTGAGGTGTATGAGGATTATTTAGAAACTAGGAGAAAAAACCATGAAAAATAAATTGACCGACCTCAATAATCATCTTTTTGCCGAGTTGGAGCGACTGTCTGACGAAGACATGACCGATGAGCAGCTTGACAAGGAACTCAAGCGTGCAGAGGCAATCGGAAAGATCAGTGCACAGGTAATCAGTAACGGGCACCTTGCGCTCAATGCAGCAAAGCTCAGAGCTGAGTATGGCGATGGGGACGCATCGGCACCTTTGCTGGAGGAAATTCTTGATGAGTAGGAGGTTTACAGCGGAGCAGAAGGCGTGGCTTGCAGCCTACATTCCCGGCCACCACCATGCGGATACAGCAAAAGCTTTCACAAAAAAGTGGCCAGACGCGCCAATAACAGAGAACACAGTAAAAGCGTATTCCAGCAATCACCATATTCCATGTGGGAGACACTTTGATGGACATCCGTCAAAATTTTCGAAAGAGGTCCGGAACTTCATTCAAAAAAACTACAAAGGCCGCAGTAATGCTGAACTTCATCAGCTTATCTGCGATCGGTTCGGCCCGGTGATGACGCTTTCACAGGTTAAAACCTACAAAAAGAACCGCCATCTCGATAGCGGACTAACCGGATACTTTGAAAAAGGACACATTCCAATGAACAAGGGTAAGGCCTGGGGCGATTTCATGCCGAAAGAATCACAGGAGCGGAGTAG